AAAATCTATGGCGGAATTAGAGGATAATATAGATGGCTCAAAATCAATCAAAAAGCTCATACTCGAATAAATATGCAAAAGAACTCAGAACTCCTAAGTATAAATCTCGTGTAATTAAATCAAAAAAACTATATAATAGAAAAGGAAATAAAAAATATGCAACTTAGTAAACACTTTACCCTTGAAGAAATGACCAAGTCGATGACAGCGACCCGGAAAAATATTGATAATACTCCAGGAGCTGGAGAAATTAAAAGTTTAGGTGACCTATGTTATGAGGTTCTTGAACCGCTACGTGCACACTTTGACAGACCAGTTACGATTACATCGGGTTACAGGTCAGAGGCGTTGTGTGAAGCGATTGGCAGCAAAAAAACGTCACAGCATGCGAAGGGTCAGGCGGTCGACCTAGAAATATTTGGCGTGCCCAATATTAAGACAGCTTACTGGCTACAAAATAACGTGGATTTTGATCAATTGATTATGGAATTTTATGACAAAGACGATCCTGCAGGCGGATGGGTTCACATAAGTTATAATGAAGAAGGATCAAATAGAAAACAAGTATTGACCTTTGATGGAAAAAAATATTCTGAAGGCCTTCCAGATATGGAATGGAAGGATGGCAAAGTTGTCGGATAAAAAAATTTTAATTAAAGCTTTTAATAGTATAGATACTGTTCAAGGTGTTTGTGAAAATTGTGAAGAGGAGAGTATTTTAGTTGGTATTGTAACTGATTATTATAGATGCACGAATTGTGGTGCAGATACTAGACAACATATCAATGGATGTATTAGATATTTACAGTTAGAAGAGTCAGATAAAAAATGGTTAAAAGATAAATATGGCGAAAAAATTTAAAGCATTTGTAGAACGAGATAAACCTAGGAAACGTCCAGGCCGGCATACAAAGTCGTTAAATAAACATAAGAAACGACATCTAAAACATAATGGTAGATAAGTATGAAATGGTTATTAGTAGTTTATATCTGCTCTGCAGTAGAGGGTGAATGTCGAAATCCACCAGAATATCCAGCTGTTAAAAACAGTTATTATGAATGTGTCCAGGATGGGTTAGGTGATGCTTACGAGCTGCTATTTGGATCTGACAGCATTTTTACACCAGAAATGATACTTAATTCACAATTGTATCCACAATACAAATGTACCCCTGTAAAAGATGAAGGAAAAGTCACCATATAAGTTGACAAAAATTTATATTTTACTATAATGTCCTACACATTATGTATAAAAAGAAAGGTAATAAATGACAGATTTTAGTAAATATAAAAATGTATCTCTATCAAAAGATACCTATACTAAATTAGATCTTTTAAGAAAAGTTATAGTTCCAAACACTACTATATCCAGAGCCCAGACAGTTAATATCCTGGTCAATGAGAAAGCAGATAAGTTAAATGGAAAACTTTCTAAGAAGAAATAATAAATATAGGAGAAAGAAATGAAAAAGATATGTGAAGTGTGCAAGGGTAATGGATTCATTAGAGTTCCTTATGAACAAGCACGTGAAGAACAGTTTGCAAATTGTGAGTTTTGCAATAACCAAGGTGAAGTAGAAGTAGAGGACGAAACAGTTGAACTTGAAAGTCCTTTTGATGACTTCTATGATGACGTTTTAAATGGAGGGAAAAATGGCTCAACCAAGCAATGAGGGTAAAATTAAGTTCTTACAAGATACATGTAGAAAAGCAGGTGCAGAGATAAGAGAATTAAAAGATACTGTTGCAAAATTAGAAAAGTTATGTGCAATCACAACTGATGATGTGGTGGATAGATTGCGTGATGCAGACAGTAGAACAATTGATTACACGGAGGGAAAATGACTGTTCAAAGATCTATTATTGAAGCTTTAGAAAAGAAATATGAAGCAGAGATATCTGCAGCAGATGCAACAATTAAGATATACCTGACTCAATCGGTCGGAATTGGCGAACATCCTCAACACATAGAAGAGGTTGATAAACAATTACAAAAGATTGCTGATGCTACTGAAAAAATGGATGAACTTCAAAATTTTAAACTATGAGGTATTTGTTAATACTTTGTATTTTATTGTTAACTAGTTGTGTCAACTTAGATAATTATAACCCAGGAACATCACTAATTAAATGGATGATTACTCATGATAAGTGAAACTGATGCATCATACATTGCAGGTTTATTTGACGGTGAAGGTAGTGTTACTTACAAACAATATAATGAGAAGAAAAAGAAAAGAGACGGCAGTCCTCGTACTTCATTTACTTGGCGTATAGTAATGGAGATCTCTATGACAGATGAATCTGTTATTCGTTTAGTCCATAATCTACTTGGATGTGGAACTGTTAGGAGAAAGCCAAGAGAAAAATCTGGTCATTTAATGCAATGGAGATGGAGATGTGGTTTCAGAGATGCTTACTATGTATCTTTATTATTACATCCATATGTTCATGTAAAATTAGAAAAGATAAACAAAATTATTAAACATTATTCTTATGTAGGTAAAGAAGATCTAAAAGCTAAAGTAATTGATATAGCTAATCATAAATTATATAAACAGAGACATGGAAAAGAAACCGCTAGCTAGAATCCTTTCATTAGGTGCAGGAGTACAAAGTTCAACGATGGCATTGATGGCGGATCAAGGAGCATTTGGTGAGAAACCAACGGCAGCTATCTTTGCTGATACCGGTTGGGAACCTAAACCAGTTATCGATCATTTAAATTATTTGAAATCTAAATTGTCTTTTCCTGTATACATTTGTAAAGCAGGAAATCTTCACGATGATATTTTAAGAGCAACAGATAATGGTAAGTTTGTATCTGTGCCTTTCTTTACTATAAATGAAAAAGGTAAAAAGGGTATGGGTCGTCGCCAATGCACGAGAGAATACAAGATTACCCCGATTGCAGCCAAGATCAGAGAACTGTTAGGTATGAAAAAGTATGCTAGATTTCCAAAAGGAGAGTTTGTTGAAACCTGGGTTGGTATATCAACTGATGAAGTATTTAGAGTAAAAGAATCTAGATTTTGGTGGCAAAAGAATAGATGGCCTTTAATTGAAAAGAAGATGTCAAGAGAAAATTGTATCGAATGGTACAATGGTAAAGATTATAAGACACCTGCTAAGTCTTCTTGTATTGGATGTCCCTATCACGACGATTCTTTTTGGTTGGATATGAAGAATAATAGACCAGATGAATTTGAAGCTGCGGTCGAGTTTGATAAGAAAATGAGAAATAATAGTCATAAGATAAAAAACTATATGCATCGATCTTGTAAGAATTTAGATGAGGTCGTGTTTCACGTGAAACGTGAAGAAGAACAAATGGATTTATTTAACAACGAATGTGAGGGTATGTGCGGAGTTTAATTGAAAGCGTGATTGATGTAGGATCTGGATTAATTATAGCTACAATGTTACAGCTTTATGTGTTTCCATTTTTTGGAATGTATCCTAGTGTTTGGGAAAGTTTTAATATTGCTGTAATTTTTATGTGTGTATCAATATTCAGATCTTGGTTATGGAGATTATTTTTTAGGAGGTATAAATGATGAGTGATAAGGATATAGAAGAATATAATAAGATTAGTTGGCAGCTTAAATGGAATAAAAAATTTGAGTATCCTAAGTCTCAAAGAGAAATAATTAAGGGTCGAAGACATTACTCTGTAAGTGACCAGAAATTACCCTCGGTTACTACTATATTGTCTAAGACTCAGCCAAAAGAAAAGCGTGATTCATTAGCCCAGTGGCGAGAACGAGTAGGCAATGCTGAGGCAACACGGATCATGGACCAAGCAGCTGCGAGGGGTACTGCAATGCACACGCTCCTGGAACACTACCTATTAGGCGAGAAACATGCTGATCTAACGGACATAGGGCAACAAGCAACGATGATGGCAGAGAAAGTAATAGATGAGGGTATAAAAGGTCATTTAGACGAGGTTTGGGGGTCTGAGGTCACTGTTTGGTACCCAGATTTATTTGCAGGTGCAACAGATGTTGTAGGTGTTTATGATGGAAAAGAAAGTATTGTTGACTTTAAACAAACCAATAAGCCCAAAAAAAGAGAATGGATTGATGACTATTTCTTACAATTAGCTGCATATGCAATGGCACATAACTTTACCTATCAAACTGAAATCATACAAGGTGTGGTCTTAATGTGTTCAAAAGATGGCTATTTTCAGAAGTTTGAAGTATCAGAAGAAGAATTTAAACAATATAAACACAGATGGTTGGCTAGAGTTAGTCAATATTATGACAGTTTAGAATAATTCTAAACTAATTGTATCATATAGAACTTTTTTCCCAGAATAAAAAAAATTTTTTTTATTTTCAAAACTATGTTACAGGCTCATATATGTTACAATGTTAAATAAGTATTGATAATAGCCACTTATTTAAGCATAAATTGTAACAAGCTTATGTTACACGTGTTACAATCCTTATTTTACGCCATTTTCAAATGTTACAATTCCCGGACGCGAACAAAAGTTTTTTAGAATTTTTTTAAAAAGTCTCTGGGAGAAAAGTTCTATAGGGTATATAAGGTCGTATGCCTAGAAAAAGACGCAAAGCTGCAATCAATGAATCAACTCCAGATATACCTTTCCATAAGGTAAGAGTAGAATGGGTCGACTGTGTTAGTGATTCGGGATGGGCTAACGAAAAAGAATTTGATAAAATGTCATTATCTTATCCTGTAAATGAAGGTTGGTTATATGCAAAAACAAAAGATTATATTAAAATGTTTGCGTCATACGATAAAGATGAAGACGGAATTACTTTTGGAGATCGGACGATGATTCCTCGTCATTGGGTAAAGAAGATAACTCGTCTGTAATAATCTCTGCATCCTTATCAATGATAGGTTGGTAATGTTTAAGAGCTTCAACAACTCTTGCATCAATTTCTTCCTGGGATAAATTTTCGTGTTTATGTAAATGAATCTGTTGGTTATTATAAAATCCAGCTGCTTTTCCTCGTGATATTTCCATATTACCTGCAGCTGTCCAAGCTTTGTTAACTCTAAATTCGTCTCTTAATTTACCTAACTCACTTAAATGACCTTCATAACTTATGTCATATTTTTTCATTAACTCAGTTCTTCTTCTGCCTATGTAATCTACAACTAAAGGAAAATGTTTGGGGTTTTGAAGTCTACTTGCTATTACATGAGCAGTGTCCTCTGAATATCCTGCTGCTATCGCACATTCAGTTGCCGTTTTTCTGCCTTCTTCTGAAACAATTAAGTTAGCAAATCTAATTTGCATAGGTGTTAATTTTTTAGGTAATCCCATACTTGAATTATATAAATTATAGGATATATTGCAAGTCAGAATGAATGGAAGATTATTAAGACAAGTATTAGATAAAATGATGAAGGGCAATCTCCATGCTGGAAATGCCAGAGTTCAAGTGTGTCTACCTGATGGTAAATATTATGACATTACTTCTTTACAACTACTAGAAAATAAATTAATTGGAGTCAGAGAATCCCATAGATTAGTGTTCACAGTTAAGGCTGAAAGATGGAATATGGGTAAAGTTTTGAAGAAAGTTGGAGACTCTACTTAACTTGAATTTTAACTCAAATAATGTTGAAGGAAGAGACAAAATTTTGGCATGAAATTAGAAACCATAAAAGCAAAATATCGTGGACTAGATTGGAAAATAGTGCTGCACACGGCACTCCTGATCTATTGGGTTATAATGCTAATTCCACTTTTTTTACTGTCGAACTTAAGTTAAAAAAATTTAAGAAAATACCCTTCTCTGCACACCAAATATCGTTTCATTTAAGACATCAAAAGAACACTTTCATCATGGTAAAAACCCAGCCAAAGGCCCTCGGTCAGAGAGCCGTAAAACTTTATGAGGGAACCAAGATCCGTGAATTACGGGACGGCGTCCCAGGAATTAAGCATGTGGCTTGTGGCCTAGATGCGTGCTGCTTGTTCCTTGAACGCTTGTAGCTTGTGGACTGGTGCGTGCTTGTGGGCGGGGCCCTCCCATTAATTCCAAGGCCACATACATTTAAAGATTTTATATTTCCACTTAAGGATTGCTCATAGTATGTAGCCATGGAATCAATGTTCACCATATGCAATATTTTTTACTAACGGATCCCAACACGCTCGACAGTCACCGCAGGCGTTGTCTTGTTTTGGAGCCGGACAAGTTGCGCCTTCGTTTACTACAGTTGAGGTATTGTTCCAGGATCCGCTAGCTTTTTGGTTAATCATCGGCATGGAAAATCGTATAACTAAATTTTTCGGGGCTCGTGTTACGTGTTCCTTGGTCCAAGCTTCACGTGTGGGCATCCAATGCTTAATTCCTGGTGTCAATTCGCAAACTTCAAAAATCTTATTTAAATGATCAAGATCCTGGACATCGCCGGAATCGTGCCATCTAAAATATTTAGATTTTTTTGAATTGATCAAGTGAACCATAGCAGCAACCCAGCCAGGATTTTTTATAGAATCCAGGCGTCTGTATTGTGCAGCTTGAACTACTTTAAAAACGTAACAGCCTTTAAGCGCGTAACAATTAGAACAAGTCGAGCCTTCAACCTTCTGAAGCTTCGAGCCGGTTTTGCATTCCGCAGCCGGCAGGCCATAAGACCAGCCTGGCATTTTAGAGGGTCTACTCAGACCGCCTACAATTTTCAATGCGTGATTCGTTTTCATAGTTACAATATAGGATATTATAGGAAATAAAACAATAAAAAAATATTAAAAAAAATAAAATAATTATCTTGACATATCCTATTTTATCCTATACACTTGGACGGCGGTTGGGGATGGCGGAGGAGAGAGAAGAGCTTGTGGGCGGGACCCACCCAAAAAAAAATAAACCTGGTGCGTGCTGCTTGCTGCTTGTAGCCTGGAGAGATTTACCTGGCGTCCCAGGAATTTAGCAACTAGTGAAAGTGCAGTTGCCACACTGGGTGCGTGTAAGGCGCCTCCCATACCTTTAGCAGCCTAGTTCCAATGCTCGCGAAGCTGGATCGTAGGCTGCTCGCGTGTTGTCCAGGAGAGCAGCTGCAAAGCAGCTCGCCATTCTCCTGGCCAGGACTTACGCCTGCCGCCGTAGCCGCGGGTCCGCCTGGTTGACCAGTAAGCGCTCGGTTGGTTTCCCACGATCCCCGCGCAACTGATCTCAGATCCAACTGCAAGTAATCCTCTTCATTCAACAATTGGATCAGAGATCAGTCGGCGATTGCTCGCCGACTGATTAAAATTTTAGCAGATCTTAAAACCTCCACTATATTTGCAGAACTCTGCAAACTCTTTTACAGTTTTCACGCTAAAAGGATAAGACGCATCACTAATTCTTTTATGATAAATCCTTTCCCATTCGTCGTGATCTGCTTTCGGAAAGTCCGCAGGAGCCAAATTAGTTTTACCTAATTTTCTCTCAA